ACACAAATATATAGATGACTTTGCCATCGGTTTGTGTTGTTAGTCCTATACAGCTATTATGCGTTTTTGAGATGGCGAGAAGTGAGGATCTTATTTTTTATAAGTACTCATGTGCGTCCCTCCAGAAACCACCTAAGCTAGCTTGGAGCGAAATGAAAGAATATACAAAAGAACAAAGAACATGGATAGTGTTATCTAAATTACCTCCGACACGAAGGGTAAAGATAGATACTTATGAATACGAAAGTCTAGCAAAAGATATACTAGACAATAAAGTATCTTATAATAGTATGATTGAAATTTTTAACGATAAGATATATTGGAACTGGTTTAAGAGTTGTTATATTTCTCAATCAAAGGAGATTTAAGTTCAGGTTGATTGCCTTGATAATGATCTTGCGATAATTGTATAATCGCATAATGTATTACTTTCATCAAATCATTCTTATTACGACCTTCTTTCTTGCCGTATCTCTGAGCATACTTTAGAATATTGCCCATACAGAAACCTGTACCGTGACCTTGATCTATAATAATCTCAGTTGCCTGATAATTTTTTGTTTTTGCATAATGTGAATCATATGTTTTATTAATATAATCCATTACATCATTTACAATAATATTTTCTTTAAATTTATATTCTGGCATTAATTTAATCCTTTCATAATAGTTTTTTGTTTTGTTGACATTTTTGGATTTAGATGTGTTCTTACTTTATCTTGTATTCTAGAAGGCGATAAACCTAACATTGTACAATAATTTAAAAATACATCATGATCTTCACTATCTTTATTTAACAGCCAATCGATAGCGTCAACTTTATGTTTTAAATATTTTTTACTTGTGCCTGTGTATGAGGCATCCTCAACTGCTTGTGTTAATATGGCAGTAATAAATCTTTCTTCGCCTATCATTATATGTCCGTTTCAATCTGAGAGAAGTATGCCCAATAGTGGTCACCATTCTCTGTTACATAACCTATTGAACCATTATAGCCCATGTCGGTATCGTATATCTGTGTTTGTATACCATTCTCACCTGCAGGATCATTTGTCAATAGTGAAAGAGATATATCAGTTATTTTACCTGATCTAAAACTACCTCTATTATTTACGGTCACTTCATCATCTATTTTAATAATCATAATTATCGTCCTTCTCAATTAAGTTTGTTTCAATGTTTATTGATAATTTGTTTGCAAGCTCTGGCCACTTCTCTGCAAGAACTTTAGCAAATAAATCTCTTTGTTTTAGATTCATGCGAGCAATAGTCTCAACTGTATTGTCAACCATCACTTCACTCATTACTTCGTTTACATCTACCATTTTTCTCTCCTCTCTATTTTAGATATAATGGTCCAGTCCATTGTATAGGATAATTACCTTCAAGTACATTACCTCTTGGTTGATTTAGTGCAGGTGCTTTCCAACTTGCGGCTTTCAGAACATCACCTACTTTGAAATGTTTAAATGCTTTCTTTACTATGAAAGAATGAACAGAATGTTTGGCAACAAGTTTAATAAACTTTGGTCCTTCTTTTACAGACCATGAGTTAGCAAATTCTTCTTTCATCTTTTCATTGTTAGTATCTCTATTGTAATCTTCAATAGAAGCAGCAATCAATTTTGCGATACCGTCTTTAATATTTTCTGATGGTTGTACTGTAATCATTATTGTAATACCTCCATACCTTTTTGATTTAATGAATCTGAAAGATAACAGTATAGGTCATCTTCAAAACTGTATTCATCAAAACCTATAAGTTCCCAATCAACATCTGATTTTTTAGCCATATCAACTGCCTGATCGACAGAGATGGTTCTACTTTTTACTTTTGATTCTAGATTGTCTAGATATTCTTCGGCACAATCTTGTGCCCATTGTTTCACTTTACCCATTATTATACTCCTTTGATTGATTAATTAAAGCAAGAATCATAAACACGATTCCTACGATTGCGAAAATAAAACATCCGACCCAATTATTGCCTGATGTTTCTAAAGTAGGACCATCAATTGATCCTACTGCGAATAACATAGAAAAAATTCCTAAGATAGAAAATAAGGCAGTCATTAAGCAACCGCCTTCATAAGAGAGTAAGGCACTCTCCAGTTATTTAAATTCTTAGTAGAATTATCGTAAACTTGAACAACTGCTTTTGCAGGGTTCATCTTTTGAATAACACCTACTCTTTGTAGCCCACTATTCATTTTACCAAACATAACTCTCTGACCTACATGAAATTTTGTAGAAGAAAGAACAGAAGTCTTTTTACGATTCTGTTTTATAGCGTCAATAATCAAGTTGATTTCTTTATCGTTCATACTTTTAACAGCATTAACAACTTGTATAAGGTCTTGATATTTCATAATGTATTATATCCTTTCGATTATGTGTCCATTATACACGAAAAAAAGCATATTGCAAGAAAAAAATGGATTATTCCATAAAATAAAACCCTTATTTTTCAATAATTTAGGGGCGCACTCTGTCGCTGTCTTAAAAACCCTTATTTTCTGCGTTTTTTCGTTCATTATGTACAAGCTAACATGAAAAAAGCGTAATGTCAAGAAAAAAATGGCGAAAAAACCCCTTATTTTCTGCGATTTTGTGGAATAATCGTCTTTTTTATCGGAATAATCTTCATTCCTAAGATTTGTTTGAGTGATTTTGTTCTTTTTTTGTTCTTTTTCTTTCGAATCATAAAATTTTTATCTAATTATACAATATTTTAAAGGTTTTGTAAAGCACTTATAAATAGTTTATGTAAAAAACAAAGGAAAATCAAAATGTACGAGTATAAATGCAAAATTAGAAAAGTTGTTGACGGTGATACCGTTGATATCGACATAGATTTAGGTTTTGGTATCTGGCTCAATGATGAAAGAGTAAGAATTATGGGCATTGATACTCCTGAATCAAGAACTAGCGATCCTGTCGAAAAGATTTTTGGTCTAGCTGCAAAAGAAAGAGTAAAACATCTACTTGGTGCTGAATCAACTTTGATATCTAAAGTTAAAGGTGACGGTAACGAGGAAATGAGAGGTAAGTTTGGTCGTATTCTTGGTGATTTTATAACACCACAAGGCGATCTACTAACTTCTAAACTTATGGCAGAGGGTCACGCTGTTGCTTACAATGGTGGTAACAAGGAAAAGATTCAACCTAAGCATGTAGAGAACAGAAACAAATTAGTTAGCGAAGGTAAAGTTGATATGCAAGGATTAGAAGTAACTAAACCTGCTTTAGTTCAAAAACCTATCGTTGAAGAACCTGTTGTTGAAGAGGTTTCAACACCAGTTACAAAAACAAAAAAGAAAACTACAAAGAAAAAGGCAAGTAAATGAAAATTTTAGAAATGTTAGGTTTGAAAAAGAAAGTTGAAGAACCTAAAAAGAAAAAAGCACCTGTTGTAAAAAAGAAAAAGAAAAAAGCAACTAAGAAGAAAAAATAATGCAGGGTATTTTTGTAATTAGAAATAATGACAAAATTTTAGAATTTAATAATTATGATGACATACCTCAAAGTTTTGATAATGTCATAAAATTTGAGCCAACTTCTCCTGAACCTCCTCATACAGAGGAAGAACATGAGGAGATGGAGACTTATAACGATAAATTAAAAGAGTTATTGAAAAGAGAAAAACGATAATGCCTGCTGTAACTAGAATTGGCGACGCTGATGTAACACATTGTAGTGGCATGACAAGAGCCGCAGGTTCTTCAAATGTATTCTGTAATGGTATAGGAGTTTCAAGACAAGGTGATGTAAACACTACTCATCTACTACCTGGTTCTCCTTGTCCACCACACGCAGCTGCAATTAGTTCAGGTTCATCTACTGTTAAAGTAAATGGCAAAGGTTGTGGTCGTGTTGGTGATGGTATAACTGCTTGCACATCTGTGGCTGCAGGATCAAGTAATGTATTCGCTGGAGGATAACGGTATAAATATACCAAAGGAGAGATTGTAGATGTCAAGGTATGACGCAACACAAAGTAATGAAAGTAATAGAAGTGCTAAAATCTATAAAGATTTAGATTTAGATTTTGCTTTCAATACTGCTACAAAAGACATTCAAACCTTAACTGATGTAGAGTCCGTAAAAAGAAGTGTTAGAAATTTAATTAACACTAATCATTATGAGAGACCTTTTCATCCTGAGATAGGATCTAATTTAAGAGCGATGTTATTTGAAAATATCTCTCCACAAATGACCCATGCGATCTCTAAACAGATTGATTTATTATTAAAGAATTTTGAACCAAGAGTTAGACTTGTTCAAGTAAATGTACAACCATTTATTGAAAGAAATGGATATAGAGCTTCTATATCTTTTTATGTAATCAATACTCCTGAGAGAGTTGAAATAGAAACATTTTTAGAAAGATTAAGATAAGATGGCAACAAAATTAGAAATATCAGAATTAGATTTTGATGGTATAAAAGCAAATTTAAAAAACTTTTTATCACAACAAGATGAATTTAGAGATTATGATTTTGAAGGTGCTGGTATGTCTGTTCTTTTAGATTTGTTAGCTTACAACACTCACTATATGGGATTCAATGCTAATATGTTAGCAAATGAAATGTTTTTAGATAGTGCTGATTTAAGATCAAGTGTTGTTTCAAAAGCAAAACAAGTAGGTTATACACCAACAAGTGCAACAGCAGCCCAAGCTAAAATTGATGTTGTTGTGAATGACGCTACAGGCGCCACACTTACTATGGCAAAAGGCACACAATTTTCTACAACGATAGATGGCACATCATACAATTTTGTAAACAATGCTGATATTAGTATCACACCAGTAGATGGTGTATATAAGTTTAGTAATGTAGATATTTTTGAAGGCACATATTTAAATTTTAAATATACAGTAAATACATCAGACACAGATCAAAGATTTGTAATACCAAATGATAATGTAGATACAAATACTTTAACTGTAAAAATTCAAGAATCATCATCCGATTCTACAACTAATACATACACACTTGCAACTGGTATCACAGGTTTAGATTCAACATCAAAAGTTTATTTTTTACAAGAAGTAGAGAATGGTAGATTTGAAGTTTATTTTGGTGATGGTGTTTTAGGAAAAGCAGTTGCTGATGGTAATATAGTAATCTTAGATTACATAAACACAAATAGAGCTGAAGCAAATGGTGCTACAACATTTACTTTAGGTGGAACAATAGGCGGTTTTTCTGACGCAACAATTACACTAGTGGATATTGCAGCTGGTGGTGCAGAACCAGAATCAATTACTTCTATTAAATATAATGCACCTAGAGATTATGGAACACAAGATCGTGCTGTAACAGCTGACGATTATAAAGTTTTAGTAAAAAGTTTATATGCAAACGCACAAGCAGTTCAAGTTTATGGTGGTGAGGATGCTGCTGTACCAGAATATGGTAAAGTTTTTATTTCTATCAAAGCAAAGTCAGGAACTAATTTAACAGAATCTACAAAAAATAGTATTGTTCAAAGTCTTAAACAATTTGCTGTTGCTTCAGTTAGACCAACAATTATTGATCCAGAAACAACATTCTTAACACTTGACACAACATTTAAATATGATACTGGTGCAACGACAAAAGATTCTAGTACACTTGCAACAAATGTTTTAACAGCAATATCAAATTACAATAATACAACATTGAAAAATTTTACAGGTGTTTTT